TAATGCATCTCGATAACTTCGAGTTGCTTTGACACACCCCACCAGGCAAAAGCCATTGGGTTCTGTAAATATCCAATCTGTCGTCCACGTGGAAGCACAAGAAACTCTCGAATTGGATGTGAACCAGTCTTGTAAACATGTCCCATGAAGCCTGGTTGACTCTCGGGTTCCTCGGCTTTGCCTCGAGCACGTTGTGCTCCACTCGCTTCTTGCGCCATTCGACCTCGTTCCGGTCGAGCCGCTACGAAGGCGTCAAGTTGTGAAGATGGATGTGAGGTGTCAAGAAGACACTCAATAATGTCGCCAGCGATTTCAAAATATGAACTCATTCGACCCACTCCATATCGCACCGCTCACACACGAAGTGCCAGATGGGCGGAACTGATTTATCAACACATACCATGTTGACTTTGTTCGAAGAACATTTAGGACACACTTCACTCACCGATACTGCGCCGAATTTACCCGCTTCGCTCTAAATTCCCCGTTATCGCTTCGTTTTACGACGTGTGTTTTTTGGCCAAGAACACGGTCACTCACACCAAGAAGGTGAGCGAGGATAATACAACCAATCAGTTCGATTCGGTTTTCCTTGAGTAGAGACAGGATACGTGCGGAAGTGGCCGCATCCTTGACAGTTTCTATTTCTGGTGATGGTGTCATTCAAATCACATCTCCGTCATAGGTTCACAAAGGTAACCACGATGGTTACCTGGAACTAGATCTAGCTGAAGAACTATCTCAGTTCCTTCAACAAAATTAAAAGTTTGGATCTCTACTAAACCACAAGGGAAATTACCACCCTTGAGGCGTGTTGTCCCACCAATAGTTGATGGTGATACAACTTCAAAGTCATGTAACTGTAATCCAGTCAACTGATTTGCTCCACCTGGATACATTGTATCCGGATTGACACCATCATTCTCAAATGGATAAGGTGCCAAATTATTCTCAGAAGTCAAATCATCCAGAACTTCTTCACTTTGTTCGGTTCCCTCATTAAAAATCGCATTGATCCAATTCTGTGGGAATGGCCCACTTGTATCATCAGCATCATCTGGTGTATTCGGATCCAAAACATTTGGAAGACCTCGGCTGTTTGCATATCCCTCAATCAAGGAAACAGCACGAAGGCCCGAAGCACCTGCTGGAGGATAATTTGCACCAACTGCAATTACCTCAACGTCTTTGACAGTTCCAGGAACAGAACTATCAGGAATAATCATCTTAGCAGATTCCCATTCTCCTGGCAACGCAATCACAGGAGGTGTTGCAAGAGTTGCGGAACTAATAGGTAAAAGGTTAGCACCAAATCCTACGTTATGGTGATCCGCATTGGCATATACTTTGTAATCCATGAATCGTGGTCGCACAGATGGCGATTCCTCGAGAGCCTCTGAATTCATTCTTAGCCAACTACGCATACCCTTTTCCCAAGCATTAGACATAACCCAGGTGTTTGGCAATTTACCAATACTAATTTGCGCACCTGTTTGTTGAACCGTTGTTAATGCTTTAAATCCAGCAACGGCCCAATTAATTCCTTGTCGATAAAATCGACGATTCAATAAACTTGCACATTGTGATAAATCAATATGTGAAACTTGCTTAGCAGCACCAACTGATGGTAAAACAAAAGTCATAGTCATGACAGAAGGTTCTATTTTGTTCATAGTGCGTTTCTTAGCAGAATACTTTCGGGCCATAATACCAATGGTATTCTATTGGGCCTATTATAATTCCCCCGTAGCGCCAGCGGTGATTTTCACACCTCCCTACGAATCTGTATCGGTTATGCATGCACAACACTTCCCATCTTAATGCATCTCGATAACTTCGAGTTGCTTTGACACACCCCACCAGGCAAAAGCCATTGGGTTCTGTAAATATCCAATCTGTCGTCCACGTGGAAGCACAAGAAACTCTCGAATTGGATGTGAACCAGTCTTGTAAACATGTCCCATGAAGCCTGGTTGACTCTCGGGTTCCTCGGCTTTGCCTCGAGCACGTTGTGCTCCACTCGCTTCTTGCGCCATTCGACCTCGTTCCGGTCGAGCCGCTACGAAGGCGTCAAGTTGTGAAGATGGATGTGAGGTGTCAAGAAGACACTCAATAATGTCGCCAGCGATTTCAAAATATGAACTCATTCGACCCACTCCATATCGCACCGCTCACACACGAAGTGCCAGATGGGCGGAACTGATTTATCAACACATACCATGTTGACTTTGTTCGAAGAACATTTAGGACACACTTCACTCACCGATACTGCGCCGAATTTACCCGCTTCGCTCTAAATTCCCCGTTATCGCTTCGTTTTACGACGTGTGTTTTTT